AACGTCTCCGAGCTGGCCTCGGAGCTGCAGGTCTCGTCGATCCAGACGGTCGAGGTGCTCGAGGGCTATCCCGATCTGGTCGGGATCATCGTCAACCTGACCGACTACACGCTCGGCGCCGACAAGGGCGGAGACGTCGCGATGTTCGACGACTTCGACATCGACTACAACCAGTACAAGTACCTGCTGGAGACTCGCCTGTCCGGAGCGCTGACCAAGATCCGGTCGGCGATCGTGGTCGGCAAGGTCGGCGCCAGCGACACGGTCCGGGTCCCGACGGAGCCGACGTACGACCCATCGACCGGCGAGGTGGACGTGCCCAGCATGACCGGCGTCTCGTACCGCCGCGAGGACGACGGCAGCGTCGTCTCGGGCACGACGATCACGCTCGACGACGGCGAGTCCGTCACGATCGTCGCGGTCCCGACCGCGGGCAACTACTTCGCCTCCTCGGCGAACACCCGCTGGTCGTACATCAAGCGCGGTGGCCCGACCGGCCGGGACGCGTGGAACCCGGACGCGGGCGGAACCGCGCCGTAGGCCATGCGCTTCCACGGTAATGTCGGGTTCGGCGAGACCGTGGAAACCTCGCCGGGTGTGTGGGAAGACGTCATCGTTGTTCACGAATTCTTCGGTGACGTGACACGTGCTGCACGGAAGTTGGCTGAGGGAGAGGACCTGAACCAGGATCTCTCTCTCACCAACACCATCAACATCGTGGCGAATGCTTACGCTGCTGAGCATTTCTTCGAGGTCCGATACGTGGAGTGGCAAGGGGTTCGCTGGACCGTCACTGATGTGGAGATCCAGCGTCCCCGGCTGCTCCTTCGTCTGGGGGAGGTGTACAATGGACCGACGGCTTGAGCTGCAGTCGATTTTCGAGCTCATCGTCACCAACGTGTACTTCCAGCCGCCGCAGAACTTCCAACTCATCTATCCGTGCATCATCTATGAACGGGATGGAGGTGAAGCGAAGCACGCAGACAACGTCTCGTACCGTCGCACCAAGCGGTACCAGGTAACGGTCATCGACCGTAATCCCGACAGCGAACTGCCAGACAGGGTGGAAGAGCTGCCTCTGTGCAGATTCGACCGATTCTTCACGGCAGACAGCCTCAACCATCACGTGTTCAACCTCTTCTTCTGAAAGGATCAAGCGCATGGCACCACTGACCTGGGATCAGGTCGGAGAGCGGCTGTACGAGACCGGCGTCGACCACGGCGTGCTCTACATCCCCGACGAGACCGGTGTCTACGACTCCGGCTTCGCCTGGAATGGTCTCACCACCGTCACCGAGTCCCCGTCTGGCGCCGAGGCCAACGCCCAGTACGCGGACAACATCAAGTACCTCAACCTGCTGTCGGCCGAGGACTTCGGCGGCACGATCGAGGCCCTCACCTACCCGGACGAGTTCGGCCAGTGCGACGGCACGGCCGAGGTCAAGCCGGGTGTCCAGATCGGCCAGCAGGGCCGGAAGTCGTTCGGCCTGTCGTACCGGACCCGGCTGGGCAACGACGTCGAGGGCGTGGACCACGGCTACAAGCTCCATCTCCTCTACGGGCTGCTGGCAGCCCCGTCCGAGAAGGCCTACGCCACGATCAATGACTCGCCGGAGGCGATCACGTTCTCGTGGGAGGTCTCCTCGACGCCGGTGCCGGTGACCGGGTACAGGCCGACGGCGCTCCTGATCGTCGACTCGACCACGGTCGACGCCGCGGCGCTCTCGGATCTCGAGGACCTGCTCTACGGCGGGGCCTCCACCGAGGCCAGCTTGCCGACCCCGGACGAGGTCATCGCGCTGGTCGGCCCGTAGTCAGCTGAAAGGACAGGGAATGCTCACTATAACGATTGGAGGGACCGAGTCGTTCGACGAAGGCACTCAGACCTTTGTCATCACCGGCGGCCGGAAAGTCCATCTTGAGCATTCCCTGCTCAGCCTGTCAAAATGGGAGTCAAAACACGAGAAGCCCTTTCTTGGCAAGGATGCGAAGACATCGGAAGAGATCATCTCCTACGTGGAGTGCATGCTCTTGGACGATGAAACTCCGGAGGACATTCTCCACAGACTCTCTGAAGAGAACTTCAAGCAGATCAACGAGTACATCGACGCCAAGATGACTGCCACCTGGTTCAGCGAGCAGCCGGGTGAGCCGAAGTCCACTCAAGTCATCACGGCCGAGCTCGTCTACTACTGGATGACAGGATACAACATCCCCTGGGAAGCCCAGACCTGGCATCTCAACCGGCTGTTCACCCTCATCCGGATCTTCAGCATCAAATCGGAGAAGCCGAAGAAGATGAGCAAGGCCGAGATTGCTCGCAGGAACCGTGAACTCAATGCCCAGAGGAAGCGTCAGCTGGGCACGACAGGCTGAAAGGAGGCCGCATGACCGCCCTGGTTTGGGACCAGGTGGGCGAACGTCGTTTCGAGACCGGAATCGATCGCGGCGTCCTGTATCTCCCCGATGTCGCCGTCCCCTGGAACGGTCTGGTCTCGATCGATGAGACCCTCAGCCGGGAGGTCAAGCCGTACTACATCGATGGGATCAAGTTCCTCGACCACCACGTCCCGGGGTCATACGCTGCGAAGCTGTCGGCGTTCACATACCCCGACGAGCTCGACTCCCTGATCGGAATCCTGGAATTTGCTCCGGGGGTCTTTGTCCACGATCAAGGGCAACCCAAGCTGTTCAACCTCTCGTATCGGACGAGAGTGGGGAACGATGTCGAAGGTGTTGACCACGCCTACAAGATCCACATCGTCTACAACATCCTGGCCATCCCCAACGACACGTCCATGGGGACCATCTCCGACTCTCCAGAAGCACAGTCTTTCCAGTGGTCGCTCTTCGGGACGCCCTCACACATGTTCGGGATCAGGCCCACCAGTCACATCTCGCTGGAATCCCGAACCATCGATCCGGCTCTGCTGACCTCCATCGAGGAGCTCCTCTACGGCTCAGAGGATGCTGACCCCAACCTCCCCGGGTTGGTCGATCTCCTCGCTCTGGTTGAGTCAGCATGAGCCGTATCGAACTTGCCGGTCTCGGGACGCCGATCCCCACGGTCGCGCTCCCGGACCCGAACGTCGACACGAACTTCCCCAACGTCGCTCTCCTGTTGGAGGACGGTGTGCCCTTCGACAAGACCGACTGGGAGGCCGTCGGGTACACCAACTACGAAGTCTGGGTCGTGGGTGCCGCCGGTGGCGTCGGCGGCAGGACCGCTGCCATCGAGTGGGTCGGAGCGAACGAAGTCGACACTCCGGAGTCAGTGACCAGATTCGATGTTCATATTCCGGATGCCGTCTGGAACGCCTGGGTGGCTCTCCAATGGCAGATGACATATTCGGGTCCAGGGACGGGCAACGTGTATGTCGAAGGCCGGTACGTCCCCTACGGCCAATGGAACAGCCAGGTCTGGCAGCCACTGGTCCCTCCTCGCTGGATGCTCTACAACGGCGAGTACCAGAACTACATCAATCCGACCCACAACGGCTATCAGAACGTCTGGGGGGCTTCGAGGCTGTATGAGACCTCGATCGTCGCGGAAGAGCCATCTGGTGTAGGCATCTCCGGGAATCGCTTCGGCGGTGGAGGTGGAGGTGGCGGAGTGATCGTGGCCTCCGGGCTTCTCGAAGAACTCGACGTTCTTACGGCCGTCTCGGTCGGAAGGATGGGATTGAACGGTCCTGCCGGGCAATCGGTGAACGGCAGTCCTGCCTATGTTCCTCAGCCTCCAAATTGGAACATGCGCACCAACTACATGATGGGCATGTTCATGGACAATCACTACTGGAGTGCTCCGGCGGATCTGGCCAAAGTGGCCACGGTCAACGACTGGGCGGAGACATGGCCCCTTCCCCACACCGTCATTCCGCCTCCGGGATTCGGTGAGGATGGAGGTGCCTCCTCGTTCGGAGACGCCGTGGCGTCCGGAGGAAAGGGCGGTTTTCCAGCCATAAAGTGGACCGGATCTCCTCTGGTTCGCAGTTTCGATCAGCGTGGGGGAGACGGTGGCGTCGGAGGAACCGACGTGGCCGGTGGTGGCGGTCTGGGGAGCATCGCCCAGGGCGCTTCCGGCAAGGACGGAACTTGGGACGGTGTCATCGGTGGTGGAGGGGGTGGCGGCTTCGGAGGCTACTACGACCAGGGCAGTGGTCTGCCCATGGGCGGAGGAAGCATCATCCAAGTAGCCTCCAACGGTGGTCAGGGCTCATATTCCTACGCCGACACGTCGGTCTACGGAATCCGCCAGTATCGCCAGCCCTTCACCGGTGAGCCGGGATCGCCGAACCTCAACCCGGCCATCATCCCCGGCGGTGGTGGAGGAGTGAAGATCAACGAGGGGGCGCAACTCGCAGGATCCAAGGCGGTCGGATATTCGCCCGACGGATGTGTCCTGATCCGCATCTACAAGGTCGACTGAGAGGAAGGAGCCTTGGGAATCATCGTGACATCTCGAGGCTCCTTCAAGCAGACCGAGGACTTCCTCAAGCGGATGAAGTCGAGGTCATATTTGAAGGGCCTGGAGAGATACGGGTCGATCGGAGTGTCGGCTCTGGCATCGGCCACGCCATTCGACACCGGCAAGACGTCGGAAAGCTGGTATTTCGAGACCGTCGAGCGTCCTGGGTACTACGCCATCCACTGGCTCAACTCGAACGTCGAGGAGCCAGGCACCATCCCTATCGCCGCGATAATCCAGTACGGGCACGGCACCCGTAACGGCGCCTACATCCAGGGACGGGACTACATCAATCCTGAGATGCGGCCCGTATTCGATCAGATCATCACCGAAATGTGGAGGGAGGTGACCAGGTAGTGGCTTCGATCGACGAGCGAATCGTTTCCATCAGCTTCGAGAACGCCAAGTTCGAGGCTGGAGTGGCGCAGACGATGCAGACCATCTCCAAGCTGAACATAGCTCTTCGCACCATCGGATCGGACATCAGTTTCGCCAAGATCGAGGCGGAGTCCCACCGGGTCACCTTCCAGGGGCCGATCCTGGCCATCGACAAGTTGAAGGCGAAGATCGCGTCGCTCACGCCTGGCAACGTCTTCGCCGAGATGGAACGAGCGGCCAGTCGGGTCTCCTTCCAGGGGATCATCACGGCCATCGATCGGGTCAAGGCCAAGTTCGCCACGGCCAGCTCTACTACGGCTTTCGACGAGGTCGAGAGAGCAGCCGACCGGATCAGCTTC